CGGTGCCCCATCGCCAAATAGTGGTGATGATGTTAATGGACTATTTGGCGGTGCCCCATCCAAGCAAAAGGTCTACACTGGGCAGAAAGGCGGGAAATATGTTGTCGTTGGTGGCAAAAAGCGTTATTTGAAAAAATAAATTTTGTTTTTTATTATTTAATTTATATTAACTTTATATAAATTAAATGTGACTCATCGAGTATAACCATTGATGACGAAACATATTATGAATATTTAATAATTATAATTTTATAATTATAATTTTATAAAGATATCATATATATTAATATATGCATGTTAGAAATAATTCGGCACAAATAATTATACGGAGAAAGAAAATGAAAGGCGGTCATTCAACAGATTTAACAACACAAATTGTCGGGTTCTTTTTATATGTTAAATTAAGACTGAGTACAATTGGCTTTTCACATGAACGAAGCCTTTCACATGAACGAAGATTAAAAACAATTGAAGATGTAATGTTTAATACTCAGAACACTCGACCAGAAATTTCTATAAAACATACAATATCTAGAATTTATAATATAATATACCCATACACAACTAAAGATATAATAAAGACTCTTAAGGCACGAATGACGGCATATAAAGTCGCAATAAATATACAAAGTATTATATCTTTTTTAAAAGAGATGTTATGCGATGAAGATAAATGTTTATTAAATGTTATTGAAATAACATTTTGGAGTAAGAATATCTCTTTATTTTACAATAAAGCGATAAAGTACCCATATTTGGAATATATTAAAATTAAAGAGATATTAGATACCATCACTCAATGGACGGTTGATAACAGGTATTTGTTTTTTATAGAACAAATAAGTCGTATAATATATGAAATATCATGTATAATTCGTAATCGTATAGACACACTACTAAATTTCAATTGGTTACACAAACCAATTGAAACCACGCTTGAAGAAATATATATATTCAACCAAGCATCTAAAACTAATCAAATTTATATGGCAAAGTGTATAGAGATATCGGAGGGTGTAAACAAAAATAGAAACAATATTACACATAAAAATATTGCAGATTTAAAACAACTAGAACAAATTGTTCTAGCAGAACAAAAATCCATTATGACTATGCTGCTGATGGTGCTATATCGAGCATGGTGTCGTCGGTAGACGGCACCCGGGTGGTCTCGGGCAGCCATGACGGCACCGTGAAGATCTGGGCTGCTGTGAATGGCGCCCGGGTGACCGATAAGATATACGCTGCCAACGATAAGGTCAATAGCGTGGCGTTATCGCTAGACGGCAAATCGGTGGTCGCGGGTTACAGTAATTCTCATGATGCTCCTGCGCCTGATCCTGTTCCTGCTGCTGGTGGTGGTGGTGCTGATGGTGCTGCTCCTGCTCATGCTGGTGGGAAGGAGGGTGGTGGTACTGTGCTTGGTCATGCTGCTCTTGGTCATGCTGCTGTTGGTGCTGATGGTGCTGCTTATGCAGTAAATCCAACACTAGTTTCACATAGAGAACCATTACAACCAAGTAAACAATATAATCACATTAATACTCAATTATATATTAAAGACTTAAAAAATTTACAAGATGTATATACAAAGTATATAGTGACGCTTAGTGCAATGAACTGATTGGTTAGTCTATAATAAAATAAATTATATGAACATATCATTTCAATTATATTAATTATATTAATTATATAAAGTAATATAAATGACCACATCCGAAAATATTTTCAGAATGGTTGTAGAAAATACATCCGCCGATTTAAAGAATGATTTAAATTAAACTAAAAAAACGTCGGGTAAAGAATGTTGTGGGGCAAAAATACAACATGATTTATTTGAAAAAACAATGCGAGACTTTGTTACTAATAAAAAAACAGAATTACCAGACCATCTATATTCGACTAATATTAAATTAGAGGATGATAATAAGTATTTCTTTATGCAAAAGTTTACATTAAATAATCAGGCGAAAATTGCCGTTGTGGGGGATTTACATGGTGGTTTTTTAAATTTATTGAATTTTATCATTCAACTTATAGATACATGTGATTTTTTTATAGGAAAAAACAGTCTTATATTAAAACAAGACAGATATATCTTAAGTCTAGGAGATTTAGTTGATAGAGGAAGGCGTTCACCCGAAGTTGTTTGGTTTTTATGTAATCTATATAATCTTAATAAAGTTGAAGTAAAGAAAATTCCAAAAGTTATATTATTGAATGGTAACCACGAAACGTCTGATCAATATTCTGATCCTAATATTAACTATCCTTTTTCAAGGTTATTAACCAATAGAGGTATTCGTCCAGCCAGTTATATAGATTTTAATCCAGACGAATATTATATAATGCGTAAATTAATGCTTGAATCGGGTAAACATTTTTTGTACTGGTTTGTTCCATTCTTATATATGCCAATTGTTGTATTTATTAAAATAGGAAAAAAAAGTAAATATATACAATATTGTCATGGGGGAATTGATTACGATGATTTTATTGATGAAAATGGTAATTTCAAGAATTATCTATTAAATGAAGAATCTTCATTTAGGCTTCGACAAAATTTGACCCATTTTACAGGATATAGATGGACTGATTTTGCAGATCATCCCACGCAAAAAGAACCAATGCTAAATATATCAAGATGGGAGCCCGATCGTTACAATACACACTGGGTATATCAAAATCAAAAATTATATAGAAAATCTACAAATGGTACATTGACCCTATATAAAAACGAAGAGATTGAAAAATATCAAAATATAGGCTTGTATAGATTTTCTCAAATTCCAACTCGCAAGTATTTATACGATACTCAAATACAATGTATTATAAGAGGACACCAGGATCAAGTAAATGGATTTATGTTACTTGATTATACGCATACCGATCCGAATAATGAGTATGCTATAGATGCTTATACATATAAACCGGAAGAATCATATAATAAACCATTTACCGTAAATACATTCCCCGATACAATACATAATACATATAATAATAATCATACACCATTTTCAAATAGTAATTTACATCCAAATAAAAGTTATATAAGCGACGGATTAAAACAACCATCCGCCCTAATGAAAACTAATAAATTTAATAAATTTGATGTATCTCGTGCCATTGTTATAACAACTTCCACTGCTCGAGAAGCACGAGGTATGAAACTCGAATCATTTATAGTTGTATCAAGACCTGATAAATCACCAATACCTGATAAATCACCAATACCTGATAAATCACAATCACCCGTTAATACCTCGAATGATAATAATTCATTAAATTCTATTAAAAAATTAACAAATTTACAAAAAGTATATGAATGGTATGCAAAAACAATCCAACTATAACCCGTCATTAATCATTTTTTCACTTGAAATTAAAACATGTTATATTAACAAATTGTTAATATATTTTATAAATAAAACTATATATTATATAATGTCACAATTAAATTTACCATTTATATATGATAGGTATATAATGTCGCCATTAAATTTACAAATTATATATGATAGGTATATAACGGACATAGGTTACAATAAATCAATCGATTATGGTGCAATACAAAATATTATAAGAGATTCTAACCAACAAATTAGTTCGAACAAAGAAATAGCACCATATTACGCGTCACTATCAACTTATAATGCTGGAAGTGTATTTTTTTCGGAACCGGTGATACAAGATGAATTTATAAGAGGAGTTTATCATCTAAAAGGCATTAACTATACGGATTCAGAAGATTTAAAAAGTAAAGAATCCTTAACTAAAGAATTAGTAATTACTTATTATACAAAAATATTAGAACATACTTGTAATAAAATTCATCAATATAATGATCGTATTATGAAAGAGGCATATTTGAAGAAACCAGATGATCCGGCAGAATATATAAAGAATTCACCGTCGATTTGTTTATGTTTATCAACTGTACCTGGGGAGTTATTTAAGGGATACTTAACAGGAGACTGGTTAAAAGAAGCAGTCGAAAAATTTATTAAAACAGAATTATATACAAAAAATCCTTTTAGAATAAATATTGATTGTGATGCAGATGATACTATAAGATATATGGTTGCCGATATAAATTATATAGAATTTATTAAATATAATGACAAAAACAAATCAACTGATTTTACTCATACTGAGTATTTTAACCGTACCTGTAATAAAAACCATATATTTTATGTAGTAAATGGAGCAAATACTGAATTAATTTCAGGTATGGGTGGTACGAATAGGTTTCTAACAACATATGGGGAACAGAGATATAATGACCCCGACTATTTTTTCACGGATTTTACACTTGTATATGATAGTAATGATTTTGCAGAATCAACTCCCCAACCGCCATGTAATCAACCATGCCATTGCAAACAATTACAAATAACAGATTACGAGTTAAGAGAAATGGTACTAAAATACATACATATTGATAGAAAAGTTCATAAATTTACACAAAATAATACATTTAGAGAAAGACAAGAATCTGCCGGATGTGGTCGACATGCATTAAATAACTTATTAAAAGATACAGTATTTACAGTAGGTGATAGAAATATTCCATTTACATTTGACCCAAATAATATTATATATCCAATACCATTACAAAGTATATGTAATACATGGTCTCGATTATTAACACCCGGGAGTGATATTAGTTTAACTTGTTCTGCTGCTGAATATTATGACTTTGAAGTATTGAAAATTGGATTAAACCAAATGGGTTATCAGACATTGAAATTAGATGAAGACCGATTACATGGAATGCATGGACCCGATTTTAGATTAGATGATAATCGTATATTTCAAGTGTATCCAATTCAAAATGATTTAAAAATCGTTGGGTTTATCGGGTATTTAGTAGCAAATATTGGGGGCGGTCATTGGGAATGTATTAGAAAAAGAGACAACGGATACGAATGGGTAAATTCAATTGATAAACAACGTGATTCATATGATGATTCATTCAAAGACAAATATGTAAGAAGTGGTATTTTACGATTTGAATCGTTTGACATGTTATATAAGGCGTGTATGACATTTTATCAGAATAATAGAGATAACCCAAATAATCTATTTCAATTTATACCAGTTTATAAAGCAGCGTCATATGAACCTTATATAGGATTTGATACATTAAACGAATCAGTTAATAATAAAGGTGATGAAAGAGATCGAATTATAAATATAATTGACGGTCTTAAGTTTCAATATGATCTACAAAAACAAATATTATTATTTGTATGTGATCAAATGGTTGATAGTCGCCAAACATGTGTCACTCAATCTAGAGATGATATTAAAACATATTATTCTAATATATTAATACATAATACTATTGTTGTGCCATCGGAAAACGATGGTTTATCCGGTAGTAAAATAGCATTAAATACATTTATTTTAGGTATTTTACGCTTATTTTTAAAAGATCCATTTGATTTAGGTAGTATAAAAGGTGGTAGTGTTGATAAATCGCAACTTGATCCGTTGTTGGATACATATTTAAATGTAGTTTTTTGTCAAAACGAAGAGACAAAAAAGAATCAACAAGATGCATGGAACGCTATTTTAAATCCATTAATTTCTTAAACACCTACATAAAGTTCTTAAACACCTACATAAAGTTCTTATAATATTATATTTATATTATGAGTGATGATTTGAAAAACAATGTTATCGAATATGTTCGATATGATAATGAGATTGCCGAGTATAAAGAGCAGATTACCTCTTTGAAAGAACAGATGAATGAAGTCATTGAACGACGGAATAAATTTGAATTAAGTCTTATTAGAATTATTGAAACGAATAAACTAGAAAAAAAAGACATTATTATTTCGGACGGGAAGATTAAATACAGTCAATCCAAAACGGCAAAACCAATTACGAAGAAATACTTAGAAAAATGTTTTGTTGATTTTTTTGGAAATAAAGACAATGCAGAGAAATTACTGGAAAAAGTATATAATAGTCGAGATATAGATGTTAAAACAAGTATTAAGAGATATAATAAATAAATATATATATTTTATATAGTATAATGAGTATTTTGGACACAGATTTATTAAATGTATTAGTTGAATATTATATGGTGAGAATGGGTACTAAACCAGCAATTGTTGAATCGTTTTATAAGTTTTATGGATTTGATGGTCAATCGTTTAACAATGACCCGACAGAATTTATTGATACTTATGATGCCGTTATACATAAGAATGAATATAGTAACGCCTTTATAAATCTAAATAATAAAAATGTTACGAGTGGATTAGGACCGGCAATGTATATGTTTTTAAAATGTATATACCCCGAAAGCTCCTTTATAAAGTGTATAACCAGTAAATTAACTGATAGAATACATGACCGAACGAAGATGACGTCAGATTCCGGACGTACGATAAAACCATTTGTGTATTCATATCTATATGAACATCACGATAGGGAACAACCTGTAATACAATCATTGTTTAAATTATTAAAAAATAATAATATTACCGATTCAGATTGGAAGTATCTTATTCAGTTGGTAGAAATCGGATTAACTAGCGAAGATGTTAAATATTTAGAAAATTTAAATAACTTAGACCATTTAAATAAATTATAATTATAAATATTATATATAATATATTATAATATGAATCTTACGACTAAAACACAGCTAAAGGTACAAATACTTGCAGATTGGATTGCCACACTAAATGGCGGTGGTGGCGGAGACAAAACCACGCTGGCGGCGAAGCAGAGGAGTGTTGATGCGTACACTGGCACCGACGAGTCAATGACAGGAGAGATTAAAGACGATGGTGAAACGGAATCTAAATTTAACAGCAATCCTTCTGCTACTAATCGTCGTGCTGGTAGCACGAAGCAGCTGCAAGTGGGCGACAAGGTCGAGGCGATGTTCGAGGGCCATGGCAAGCACTACCCGGACAAGATCCAGAAGGTGAACAGCGATGGCACGTACGAGGTGCTGTTCGACGACGGGGACAAGGACTCGGCGGTGAAAGAATCGAGCATCCAAGGCAGCGGCGGAGGCGGCGGTGGCAGTGCTACTGCTAGTGCTACTGCTACTAGTACTGTTGATCTGGTGGACAAGGCTATTGTTCGTGGTCATGATACTACTGGTCCTGCTAGTAGTGCTGGTGGTGGAGGTGGGAAGGGTGATGTTTTGGTTGAAGATGATGATGGTAGTGGTGGTGGTGGTGAGGATGATGATGGTGAGGCTGGATTCCTTTCTGCTGATGATGACCTGCCCGATACCGGTGATCCTGGTGGTCCTCCTCGTGCTACTGCTGCTGCTGCTCATGCTGCTGATCGTGTTCGTGCTGCTGCTGCTCCTCCTCGTGCTGCTGCTAATCCTTTTGCTGGTGCTGCTGCTGCTGGTCATGGTGGTGTTCTTGCTGGTGGTATTGGCGGTAATGCTGCTGCTGCTCCTCCTCGTACTGCTGCTGCTAATCCTTTGGCTGGTGCTGCTGCTGGTGCTGGTCATGCTCGGTCTCCGTCTGGTCTTGTTCATGCTGCTCCTGCTGCTGCTGGTCTTGGTCATGTTGGTAATCCTGGTGACTGGGTACGTCCTAGTAATCCTCCTGGTCCTCCTGGTCCTCCTGACTCGTCTGACTGGTATCCTGGTGGTGGCGGTGGTGCTGGTGCTGGTGCTGGTGCTGGTGCTGGTCGTGGTCCTGCTGCTCATGGTGATAGTGCTGTTCCTGCTGGTCTTGCAAGTAGAGGTGGATCACCCCCTAAAAAGAAAAAGAAATCATCTAAGAAGACTAAACGCAAGATCAAGGTAGTTAAACCAGCAAAGAAGGTAACAAAGAAAAAGTCTAAGCGTAAAACATCAACAAAGAAAAAGTCTAAGCGTAAAACATCAACAAAGAAAAAAAAATAAATCGGTCGTATATATTAATTTGAAACCTATATTCTCATACCAAATAAACAATGAGAATAATATTTAACTAAATTGAAATCAAAAATAAAACCCCTTAAAAACACCTAAATATTAGTATATTAATGGAATACAAACAGTGGATTGAATGTTATGATGATAAATTAGAAGAATTATTTTATAATATACAAAATTATATTAATGATGACTTAGATGAATTACATATACTTGATATGTGTAATATAGAACAGTTTTATTTATTTATGTATCAAAACTCTAGAGATACTTTGTTTTAATTCTTTTTAATTCTTTTTAATTCTTTTTAATTGATTTATTGATATTAAATCAAATCTTAAACTAAATCTTAAACTAAATTAAATATTAAACTAACTTAAAATAATAATTATAATCACACTATATAAAGTATTAGTTTCAGTATGCCGGCATTTAGACCACGCCATTTAGATAATATACGTTCGCAACCAGTTAAAAAACCACTTGACATCAATGCGGTCGCAGAGTTTCCAGATTTAAGCGGAAAGAAAGTAGAAAAAGACAAACATCCCGTTAAATCATGGGCAAATATTGTAAAGGTAGACGAAAAGGATGAGTTATTTAACCCAGTACTTGAAACCAATTTTATTATAAAAAATAAATCAATTGATTATTTTGAAGACGATATTGATAACATATTTGATATAAAATATGACGATGTATGTCTTGGTATTAATGATAAAATACACCAATTTTGCTATTCTAATGCATTACCCCTGTACAATACACGGTCAAAACTATCAAATCTTATTGAATTCGTTAAAAACACTTCCTCTGCACTAGATATTATCATCGAAAACTTTGATAAACCGGAAGAAGATATAGAAGACTACGATGATTTCCAAGAAGAAGATATATATGATAGCGACTCGTCGCATGATTGATAAATATTAAAATTCAAGATTAAAATAATTAATATATATTAATTAATATATGCCGATTGACATTTTGTTTAAAAAAAACAAGAATGGTAGTGGTTTGTTTAATTATAAAGCACCATTCATACAAACAAAATCATTAAAAATGCGTGGATCAGCAACAACAAAAAGTATTACGACACCTCCTCGTAAACATAAAGGTTTTATAGGTGCTAAGATGTCTAGACATTTAGATTTACAACGTGAACAATCACTTGTTTAAATTATAATTTATCGCACAAATCAATGTGTGATAACAACATTCTTCTACAGCAATATCGATGTAATCCTAAATCATCTAGGATTTGTTTTTCACCAGACATTTCGTCTGATTTTATATCAACTATACGTTTTGAGTTATTAACCGGTACTTTTTCATTATATGAAGCCTGAACCTTTTCATTATATTCTTCCCATAAATGGGCAATTACTTTTCCACAAGAGTAGCAGCGAATTGGGATAATCATCTTTGTTATATAATATAAATATAATTTTTAAATCAATTTTATTTTAGAATTGATTTATAGTTCATAAAATAATATATCAAACAATAAATATATAAATATATAAATAAATAAAGATTATTCATACTAATGACATACAAGTGTAATTTATTTAAACAGAGTGATATAGAAAAACAAAATAACTATACTGAATTTAATAATATGAGAGACAGCACATCTCTAGATAATGAAGTCCAATCATTCGAAATAACATATAATAAAAAATGTCCTCTAAAAAAGTGGAATTGTAAACGGAACGAACTATGTAATATTTCGGCAATATGTAATAAACTAGATAAAATAATAGACTCTCTTCTAATTATTACAATACATATATTTTTTATATCAATATTTGAACCATTATTTTATCTTAATTATGTTGTAACCCTAGAATATAATTTTATAATGAGTAAAATCACGGACGAAACAAATATATTATATCAACAATATATGACATATTCAACTACCAATAGACAATTTATAGATACTGTTATATTAGGAGATAAATATAATACACTTCAAAAATTAGAACTAGAAAAAAACAAAGCGGTTTCATTTAAAATATTACAACGAGATTCATTATATATACAGGGTATTATATATAGTGCTAGTATATTAGGATTTATATTATTAATGTGTGTATATAAATATGTAAGAAAGGGACATATACAGTTCTGTAGGATATTATTAGAAAATATAGTAATGATACTGTTCTTATTTATATACGAATATATATTCTTCAATAATTTTATAATGAAATATGATACTATTGATACTGCTGAAATAAATTATTATGGGTTGTTGAATTTTATAAACTATACAACGTTTCATCCAAATGCATTCATCCAATGACCTGTTCTTGAACTTGAACTTGTACATGACCATTTGGATGTCTAGTTGTTATACGTGTTCTTAATATCCGCTTACCACATTGATTTATTGAAACTGTATGAGATGTAGATTGTTGCGTTACATTATGACTTCTCATATTAAATACCATGAATTGGTTACCTCCATTTTGTCCAAGCGGATTTTGTCCAAACGGATTTTGTCCAAACATTTGACTAAATATATTATGTGGATTCACATGTGATATATCAGATACATTAAGTGTTCCGAATTTATCATATTTATGTCTTTTTTCATCATCGTTTAAAACCTCATATGCTTCAGATATTTTTTTGAATTTTTCTTCTGCTATATCTTTATTTTCAATATTTCTATCTGGATGCCACTTTAATGCCATCTTTTTATAATTTTTTTTAATATCACTTGTTGAACAATTCTCTTGTAATTCTAATATATTATAATATTCTTTAACCATATATATAAATTATATATAAAATTTGCGTTTATTGAAATTCTATATTTTAACAAAATATATTAAATATGTTATATTGTGAATCTGAAATCGATTCTATGTGTGATTATACAGAATTTGATTATACGAATCTAAAATATTTAAATCCAATTCAGAAAGGGAACGGTCAAAATATTTTAATAAAAAATTTAGCAGATGAAAATATCATTATAAAAACACCCAATATTAAAATAGAAAAACTTGTGAAAGATAGAATAGGAGATTGTTATATGGATTTAAATATTAGTGCTGGAATTAATAAGAAGGATTCTCAATTATTTTTGAAATTTATAGCAAATATAGAAGAAAACAACGAGTTAAATATTTATAAAAATAGTAAAAAGTGGTTTAACAATAAACAAATATCATATGACACAATTGACGAATATAGGAAGTCGTCATATAGTATATCTTCTAATAGTGATATTATATTTAGAGTAAAATATAATAAGAATGAATATAAACACTTAAATGTAGGAGATGTTGTAACTTTACAATTACACATTGAATCAATTCGATTTATGAAAACCAAATTTTATACAGAATGGGTTATAATTGAATTAAATAAACTTGAATTAACTGATTTTAATTTTTGTGAAGATAGTTTGGTTATGAATGAATATAATGATTTATTTCAAAAACCGAGATCATTGTCTTCCAACTTCGACAAACTAGAAAAAGAACAGAAAACAAGAAGACTCGAAGATGATGCATTACGAATAAAAAAGGAGCAGAGACTAGAACATAGGAGACTAGAAGAACAGAGACTAGAACATAGGAGACTAGAAGAACAGAGACTAGAAGAACAGAGACTAGAACATATGAGACTAGAAGAACAGAGACTGGAAGAACAGAGACTAGAAGAACAGAGACTAGAACATATGAGACTAGAAGAACAGAGACTGGAAGAACAGAGACTAGAACATATGAGACTAGAACATATGAGACTAGAAGAACAGAGACTGGAAGAACAGAGACTAGAACATATGAGACTAGAAGAACAGAGACTAGAAGAACAGAGACTAGAAGAACAGAGACTAGAAGAACAGAGACTAGAAGAACCTCGTATAACAAAATTGCCTAAGAATTATTTTAAAAAAAATAGAATATCCAAAAAGAAATCCAAAAAGAAATTAATATATGGTGATAAAATAAAAATATGGGAAAATTAATTTAATAATAAATAGATTTATTAAATTTTTTTTATTTGTAGTTATTATATAATGGTTAAATCACGAAATAATTCCAATACGGGTGCTATATGTATGGTTTCTTTACTAGTTCTAGTAATAATTATTGTTGTTTTTTGCTGGAAACAGTCTCCTGTTAAAAATCTTGTAAGAGGCAATCTAGAAAATGACCACAATGCAAGTGATTTAAATAATAATTTACCAGTAGATGTTCAAGAAAATCTTGATGTTCAAATGAATTCCATGAACAACAGTTCTGTCTTAGGTGGACAAGGACAAGGTGCTTTAAATAGTGACCCTGCCTCAAAAGCACGTCGTCAGGCAGGATGTTTCCCAAAAGATCAATTAACTCCACAGGAGTTATTACCCCAGGATACAGCAAATACCTGGGCTAAATCAAACCCAGATGGCGGCGGGTCATTGAAAGATAAAAATTTCCTCCAATCTGCTCACCATATTGGTGTTAATACAGTTGGACAGACATTACGTAATGCCAATTTACAATTGCGGTCTGAACCCCCTAATCCACAGGTTAAAGTATCACCATGGGCGCAAAGCACTATTGAACCCGATATGAATAGAAAACCTATGGAAATCGGTGGATGTGCTTAATTAAAGTATAACTCTTATTTTATTTTATTTTCTTACATACATAACAGATAAAACAATATTTAAGAATATTAATATTCCGATAATAATCCATAACCAGTTGTTATCGTCATTTTGTTTTTTCCTAGAATGTTTTACATATTTTGTTTTATTAACATATGTATTATTCACAACCGGACGCTGTATATTCATATGTCGAGGTCTATTTATCACTTGTCTGGGTCTATTATTAACCAATTGTCTCGGTCCGTTATTTACAATATGTATGTCCCTATGAACAGTTGCCCCATATCCCTGTCGTTGCCCTCCTTGTTGTTGCCCTCCTTGTTGTTGCCCTCCTTGTTGTTGCCCTCCTTGTTGTTGCCCTCCTTGTTGTTGCCTTCCTTGTTGTTGCCCTCCTTGTTGTTGCCCTCCTTGTTGTTGCCCTCCTTGTTGTCCAAATTCTAGTAAATTTGGCAATTCATTAACGGGTGGTTGGTTTATGTTAGGTTGTTTTAATACAGATTCAAATGAATTATTGCCAAATCCATCAAAATCATCAACTTGATGTCCTTGTGAAAATGGTTCGAGCGAAAATGCTTCTGAAACAGAACATCCAACTGCTGGTGGTTTCATTATAAAGTATATACAGATATTAATTATATTATGGTGTATTAATTATATTAACCATTGCGTCGATATGATTTTATTGATATAAATAACATACCTGATAACATTGAAAAGAAGATTATTAATAACAATGCAATTATTAATATATATGGATACAAACGATCTATACAATATGATATAGATGGGTCTATTAAATACGTTGTTATATATTTTTGATTTTTCTTTTTCTTAATTTCAATAATAAATTTGTCTACAAACTCTTGTATAACACTATTTATTATATCGTTTGTCATATAAATTTAATGTAATTATAGATTAAAAATAAAAATACTTACCGACAGAAAGATATTATATAACATATATTAAAATGGATATAGTAAAATACATTACATACGCTAATATATATAATAGTTATTCTAATATATGTAATGGTTTTTGTACAGGTATTTATACAACATATACATTATTATCATATATACCATCCTTAATGATACGGAAGAAAGGCGTTTCATCAGAAGATATAAGTAATACGATTGACAAATTAAAAAATATACAAACAAATATTAAAAATAGAATAACACATATAGATGAGAATGTAGCAGTTTTCTTAGAAAAGTCTAATTTATATTATACACATGGGAATAAACGAAGTGCTATATATAATTTAAAATTAAAAAAGATGTATGAAAGAGAGAAAGAAAAATTAGATTCTATAAATTTTAATATAGAAACACAAATATTCGCAATAGAATCAATGGATTTGATAATTATAACTGCTGAAACACTTAAAGATACATCGGTTCATATGAAATCACTTAATACAACACTTGATATAGGAAAGATTGAAACAACAATGGAAGAACTACAAGATCATAATAGTATAAATGAAGAATTACAAAATATATTTTCTGAATCGATTTCGTTGGATTTTGATGATGATGAATTGTTAGAAGAATTAAAGATATTGAATACATGTGATAATCAACCAGTATCAACTAATATTAACGACGGGGTTGAAATTAACAAACCAGTTGAAGACTGTAAATTAATAGAATTAGAACAACAACTACCAGTTCCAGTCGAAACCATGTATAACAAACCAGTTGAAGCGTTACAGACAACGTAGTTACAACGTAGTTACAACGTAGTTACAACGTAGTTACAACGTAGTTACAACGTAGTTACAACGTAGTTACAACGTAGTTACAACGTAGTTACAACGTAGTTACAACGTAGTTAACACTTTAAACATTTCACTAGGATTGAATACTAATAATTCATGTTTAGTTTTATATTTGTCATAATTTGTGGATATTGCTTGAATAATTCTATATTCAACTTTTGATTTAGATGCGTTGATAACACTCATATTGGATTTAGAATTAACTTTAACAGCGTGGACACAGTTATAAGTATGATTACATTTATAATTACTATTATCTCCTATTGTTAATGTGTGTTTTTCTTTTATATGAACTGTTTCGAATAATGCTTTTAAATATTTACGTAATTTACTATTGAATTGTGGTGGTATATTATATCTACGTCCAAATGATTTTCTTACAATTCGTATTATAATAAATAATAAATCAATAAATGATTTATTACAAATCATATTATTATATGTATGAGTTGGTACAATAATATTATCCATTTTATTAGACTGTATACATGCAAACCCAAAATCAATTATTTTTACTAAATGTCCATGTGTTGCTATTTTATTCCCGTTTATTGTAATATGTGTTTTGTTAGTCGGAACTAGTATTATATTATTCGGTTTCATATCACCATGAACAAAATTAAAATATTTTTGAAGTATATATAAGATCATTGTAAGTTGTTTAAAATAATCAATAAATTGTATATTATAATTAACATGTGAAGTATCGGAATTATTATTATTTACCTGTTTTTGTTTGGAAATAAAGTGGTCTAATGTATTACCTTCCAACTTTTCCATTATATAGAATATGTGATTCTTATATCGAAACACAGTATACATTTTTGGTATAAAACGAGTCGTTTTTTTATTATAATTAATTAATAAGTGTATCAAATATTCGGTCAATATCTTTTTAATAACAGTAGGATGCCCTTTTTTAATTACCTGTGATTTAACAATAACATTCAATTCTTTTATATTTGTCATTCGAACGTCTAAATCATCGACTCTATTTAATAATACAGATTTCTGAGAAGTATTGTTGATTAATACTGCATTATGAACATTGCCGTACGTTCCTTTACTAATAAAAGACCCTATTTTAAGTTTTATCTTTTCATTAACAGTTTTGTATGTTCCTTGTATTCCAACGACTTCATTAGGACCAGATGTATTTTTAGTCAATATGGAAATGTCTTTATATATGTGTTCAAGATTGGTTAATTTATCTGAATTTATTTTATATTCTATATACTTATCCAATGATTTTTCAGGAGAAGTATTATTTGAATTATTATGTGATACATCTAAATATTTTGTTATATTATTCACTAATCTATCCTTAGATTTATGATTACTTTTTATCTTAAATATGACAGACATAGTATATATTATATTAAGATATAAACTTTTAATATTCCACTATTTTCAGTCTATAAGATTTAATTATATAAGATTTAATTATATAAGATTTAATTATATAAGATTTAATTATATATATATATATAAATGATATCAAGTGTAACATCTACATTATATAATGGGTTTGTAAATATTTTTATAACAGATCATGTTGAAAAACAAGAACAAATACTAGAACCCCTTACATGTATTATAAAACTAGGGATTTTATATTTAAAAGAGGACGGTACTAAACTACAAATTATAGGTAATAGTATTCATTATTATTCACCTAATGTATTACAGGGGACAAATAGATGGATTAGAGGGGACAATAGAAATGATTTACATAATTTATCAAATCCTATTAAAATAGCATTAGAATGGTATACCCCTAATAAGAATCCTGACATATCAAATTTATTAAAATACGCGATTCACGGATTACGTAAATTAGGAGAATCATATAATATAGATAATGTATCAAGTTTAATTGGGAATACAATTAGTCATTATATTAATTTAATATCAACTGTTTTAAAGAGAGAAGATGAAACAGATAAAGAAACAGATAAGAAATTGCCAGCAATTGCCAACTCTAATGTATATAAAGATATTTGGACACCTGATGAAATATCAATTATAAATAAGTTATTTCTAATAGCAATAACTAAGAAATCGGCAAATGATAACTATGAACATTATATTAAATCCATTCAAAGTATCCTAAATGACAAAGATGAAAAAATCCGAGAAATCGTGTATATGAAAACAACAAAACTCCAAACATAGAATGTGTGGTCGTTTATAGATAAAAACGATATTGGTCGTTTATAGATAAAAACGATATTGGTCGTTTAGATTATAAAAATATATTATAAAAATAAATTATATGGAGAATAAACAAATTACCGTTTTAAAAACTAGAATTGGTGAAGTCGAAAAATTACACAATAGATTAACTGCGATTGTCGTACATTTATATCACGACAACCAAAAGATGAAAAAATATATTCAAAGTCAAGAATCTATTAATCTGTCTCCGTCTGCTGAAAGCGATGAAGTCGATAAACTTGTAATCGGTACCAACAGCGATAACAACGCCCGTGCTAATCAAATTTTAGAAGAGTTAAAGAAGATTCAGCATAGTTAGCAATATATTCCGTCTAATATATTCCGTCTAATATTTTTTTAATTGTCGATGTGCTTATAACAACTTTTTGTTTTAGATGAATATCTGTCCTAATATTTCCAATTTTAATATTATTATTAAAATAATCATTTTTGTATTCTCGTATAATAAATTCAACATATTTACTATACTTTTTAGTTGTTTTATGATTACTGTTATTAATTTCATATTTCAGTTTTATATCACCCGTTAATGTTTTTTCATATCCATATATTTGTAGTTGATTTGTGTGAACTGCATTATGGTGTTGTTCACATAAAACAACCAAATTATTTTTATCATTCTTCGATACATCACTATCTGTGAATTCTTCTTGGTATGTTATATGATGTACATCAAGATTTATTTGAATACCACAAATATGGCATTTGTCTACATATACCGCGTTGTTATAAGTAGATTGTTTGGGG